AAATGGAATCCCGCCTTTTTTTCTCTCCTCTTTAGGAGGTTTAACCGCTGCAACTTTAGGTTTAGCTGCGGCACGGGTGTTTCTACGTGCTGCCATAGCAGCCATACCACCAGATTTTTTAAATGTCTCTTTGAATGCTTTATCGGCAGCAGTTTTTGGCCGTGTTTTTTTAGCTTTTTTATCAGCCATCCGAGCTCTTCGGGCTTCCATTTTTGCTTTTCTTGCTGCTTTTTTAGCAGCCATGCGGTCTAAACGTGCCATTATATTTATACCTTTACTATTTAACTTTATTTACTACTTCAGCAATTCCACTTCCGTAAGCTTTTATTGATCCTGCTGTTTGGATCATTAGCTGTCTTAGCGCTTGTGTTACGTTTCTTCATACCTTTCATGCGAGCACAGAAGGATTTACGTCTATTTGCAGCTTTGGAGCCTTTTTTTAGTTTGCTTGGTTTGGTCGTTACCGCAGTTTTTAATTTACTACCGGGATTAGCTTTACGATAACTAGCAACGCCTTTTTTATTAAGCCCACCAGACTCACTCTTACCTTCTTTACGAGTCCAAGCGGCAGACTTTTTAACTCTACCCCCTGCCTTGTAATAATGCCTCATAGAAATATCCTATTTTATGCGTGATAAAACATCATAAGATCGACAGTGCCAACAATAAATGTAACATAACAACCATCTTTAAACAAAACACCTACATCTGGAATAAATGGATCATCTGCCGAATTATCTGTGCCAATTGTTCTGAATTGTATTAGTTCTGTACCTGTAGCACCACTATTTCTAATATTTGCTGCGCCCGCTGTTCCACCTGAAACAAAAGAAAACCCTTTTAGACGGGTGCGGACAGAGAAAATAACGCCTAATGCATTATTGTTAATACCTGCAGATACGTTACCTGCTGGATTTCCAACTGCTGTTATACTAGCAATAGTTTTAAAATAACCAGAACTTGTCGCTGTACCTGCGTTAGCTCCCGTAACATTCTCTGTAAGAGAAGCACCGTTTACGTCGGTTCCCACTACATTAAAAGATTTACTACTATCATTTCCTGCAGATAAAATTGTTACCTGTCTTCCAGAAGCGTTTGTAACACTTCCGCCAGAAGCTAGAGCACCGCCAATAACTAAAGCCGCGTTGTTTCCCACGGAAGTGGCTACCGAAATTCCGTCTGCGTCTAAAGCCACTTCATCGCTGATGATGACTGGGAGTATGTCTGATTCCATTTTAGTCTCCTATAAAATATAGGCGGGGGATTAACCCCGCCAAATTAATAACTAGGTTGCAAAAGCAAACGCACCAGTAGTACCGGCTCCAAGACTTTGGAAGTTATATGAAACGTTCCAAAGACCCGCTGTTGTACAAGTAAAGTAGATGTAAGAACCAATGCTGAACAAATTTGTTGCTGCGTTTGCAGGAGTGTACTTTAACAAAGTTTCCCCCGCAGTAGATGCGTCAAATGTAACTGCATTGCTTCCACGGCTCTCTATAATGCTGCCTGTTTCATAAGCATCACTACCAGCACAATCAAAACTCAAGAACGCTGTTCCGCCAGTGGTGTCTACGGATTGAGCATGTATAACAACAGTCCCTACCGTCGCAGCAGGAAGAGTAGTAATCTGTTGCGCTCCTCCAGTAAATGGGTTTACGTTAATTCCGGCAACATAAGTAATTGTAGCGCCAGTGGCTTTAGCCGTTACAGTAAGGCCACCTAAAGTGGGCATTCCGCCTGAAAACACAGACCCAGCTACCGTTAGGTTGCCGCCAATAGATGCATCGTTATTATAAGTGGAGTTAACAGTAACTGCGCCGGTGTTGGCAGTGACTGTAATATCTTGAAAACCGTTTTTTGAACGCACTGGTCCATTAAAAGTTGTATTAGCCATGTGAATCTCCTGTCGGGGCTATTGTCAGTTACACCATGTAACTGTCAGGAATTAATTTAGTGTATCATAGAAATAATAAAAGGGCAATACGGCAAAATAAATAAGGAACCGTATTGCCCTAATATATTATGCTCCGGGTGAACCAAAGATTCCTAGAGGATCAGAGACCCCGAAAGAATAACGTTCACGGGCTTTATAGCGACTATTGCCAGTATCGAAATCAGCATCCATAGATGTAGACATCGGAGTACGGACAAAATGCTTTAGACCATTAGGAACATCTGTCATTAAGAACCATGCGTTTGTATCCGTTAGGTAATGGTTAATAGTATAACCACCCGGTACAGAACCATTGTTCATAATAGCGTTGAGATCATTGTCTGCTGTACCTACACGACCTTCTGTTTCCAATAGGCGAGTTGCAACGAATTGCAGGGCCGGTGGAATCACAAGTTTCTTAGGTTGAGCAGCAATAAGTAGACCACGCTCATCAGTCCAACCAGCGATCTGAATAACAGCAGCTTCAAGAGAAGTTTCGTTAAGATCAGCCGCGACGGTAGGTTCGTTTGAGTTAGTGCCACCGCTTACTAACGGATGGGCAGTAGAGCAAAGCTCAACACCGTCGCCGTAAACTGTTCCACTAGAAAAGGCATTGTTTAGAATGTTAGCTGCCTTAACTTGCTTAGTGTACGCCATAGCGCGAGCCAGTGCTTTAGTGTAACGAGCAGACAGAGAGTCATAGAGGTTGTCCTCAATAGCTTCTTCTGTGATGCTGAAACCCATTGCCACTGTTTCGTGCACATAACGAGCACTATAAGCTTCCTGAGCATTGTCATATTCGATGGCAGAGCCCTCGCCTTTGACTGGTGCTGCAGAGAAACCTGATAGCTTAGTTTCTTCTTCAAATGAGCGATCTGAAGATTCTGATTCAAATATTTGAGCGTGCTCGTCGCCGTATTTTGCATATTCCAGACCGAACAATGCGTTCAGACCGGGTAACAGTTCTTTAAGTAACTGTGCGCGTGAAATAGCCATAGATTATTCTCCTACGATACCGGTACCAAATTGGTGGTACGGTGAGTTAATTTTCACTAATACGTCAGTAAAAGCATCGCCAATAGCAGAACCCGGTTTTGTTACAAAACCAACAACTTTAAACGACTTAGTTGCCGTAGCAGTAGTAGCGTCAAGTTGTATGTTAGATTTACCAGTAGTAAGGTTTACTGAAGTTGTAGCATTTTGTGCGCCAGTTAGCGGTGCGTTATGCCCCAATGCAGCTTGAGCGATTGCTCCGTCTGCTTGTACTTGGAAAGTAACACTTGGATCAGTTACAACGTAAGCTGTAGCGTTAGCTGTACCTGTAGGGTAATGCTGAGAAAAAATTAATTGACCTTGAGCATTAATAAACTCACAGCCAACAAACACTCCTAAAGCACCGATAGCGTTACCAGCAAGGTTATTAGCACCTGCATCGGCACCTGTACCAGAGGCTAGCTGCACGAATCCTGCATTGATCTCAACAACAGAGCCGTAGCCGATGTTTTGAGCCACACCTGCAGGAGTAATCAAAAACGAATCTTGAGCGCCAGCATAAGGCATGCCATCAGATCGTTTTACGGGTATAAACCCATATCCTGAACTTGTAGTAGACATAATATATGTATCCTATATAGATTAAATTTAAATTCCTCTGCCGAATGTTACTTTGGTCTTGCGATCATTAAACAACGGCATTCGGGGATCATTCTCACGCATCAGGTTGTTATCAACGGAACTCATTTGACTATCCGTTTGATTTTGGAAATGGTTAGTACGTTCTTCAACCATTTCTAATGGCGCTTTGCAGAGTAATAAACCACCTATAACCACGTTATCTTTAAAACGTTCTTGTTCTATAGTAACCATAGCTATTTCTGGGTGGTCTTCAGCTCTTACGGGCGTCCAACCTTCACGTAACTTAGACGAGACATTGGTAGCGTCTACTGTGCCTTGGTTACTAACGCGAATCCACCTAAAGCCATATCCAGCTTGGGGCGAAGGAGAAGGTAAAGTCTCCGGCCTCGTCCAAGCCTGTTTGCGTACAGTTTTTTCACGTTTTTCTAATTCGCGGTCTATGCGATTCTCAGCCATTTGCTTTCCTCATATCTATTGCAACCTGTTTGGCGTATTGTTCGGGAGTCAACCCTAACTTCTTAGCGATTTGTACCTGAGTGCGTGTCAACGTCACTTTCCGTGCTGCTTGGCTCCGCGTTGCGGGGGCAACCACTTGGGTCTTCTTTCGCTTTGGTTCAGCATCCTCGAAATTTTCGGGGAATACTTGACGCATACGAGAGTTAATAGTCTCGTAGTATTCATCACTTTGCGGGCTTATGCCCTGTTTGACAAGTTTATTATGCAGCCCCAGCGCTAAACTCGTCATTTCATCGTCGCTTCCAAACCACGTATTAGCTTTTTGCCAATCTGCAGCCCGGTCATCAACTTGTACTGCCGGAGCGGGTTGTTCTGTTTCTACTTGTACAGGGGTTTCTGATTCCTGTAAAGGTGGTAATTTGAAGTTTGCTAGTCTATCGGACTTTAACTTAGCATTGGTTAACTTTTCTTGTGCATCCAATACTGCGTCAGAGTCACCAGATTCATACGCCGTTTTATATTCACGTTTAGCGTTTTCTGATTCGATAGAAGCATTTTTCTTTGCTTGTTCAAGTAACGCTGTCTGGTTCTTGTTTACATTACCCTTTAGCTTCTTATTTTCTTCCATAAGCTTTTGAGTGACGCGTTCAAGTTCTTGGCTTTGGCGGTAAGCTTCTTCTTTAGCCCTGCGCTCATCGTGGTAACCTTTGCTAAAATGCTGGATACGTTTACGAACCTTGTCAGAGTAATCTTCAAGTTCTTCATCCGTAACATCTGTCGGAGGCTCTGAAGCCTTACGGTTACGATCTGCTTTAGGTGTATCATCTACAACCTCCACTTCAAAGTCGTCTTCAGGAGCTTCTTTGACTTTTTCCTTAGCTTTTGGCTCAGGAGTCTCTTCTGCTTCCATGAAGTCTTTTTTAGTTTTCTTGCCGGAGATATCAATTTCAACAGAACCAGAATCTTCAATTTCTAGTGTGTTGTCCTCTGGTTCCGGGAATTCAAATTCTACTTTTTGGAATGCCATGTTTATGCCCTCTGAATGCCGGATGGATCGTCTACAATTGCTTCAATTGAATCATCGTTCATAAGACGATACTCAACTCCACCTATTGTAAAACGCGTTCCTGAGTTCATACGAAACATAACAAAGTCGCCTGCCTTACACCATGCTCCGGTGGGGAAACGTTCTTTATCAGAGTACGCTTGATCGCCCATATCCACAACAAGTCCTATAATAGACATGATATGATCTTGGGTTTTAGCTGTTTCCGTTTTCAAGATTGATGTTCCTGCTACGGTCTCTTCGGGTTGTGGTAGTGCTACCAATACGCGGTATCCCACGGGTTTAGGTAGTTGTAGGTCTAAGTCAGCATCGCTAAGTTCAGCTTCCCGTTTTAGTTGCGCTTTCCGGTTTGAAGTCATCATCTCTAAGTCGGCATCGTTAATTTTAACTGCTTGTTCAGTCATCATCGTTTTCCATATAGTTTTTCGCAAGGTCTTCAACGTGTTGTTTGCTGGACTCGAGACCTCGAATTAGTCCAACAACTTCCCTATAGTTCGCATAATCTTTAGGCGAACCACTGGTTAGGAATCTTTGTGCAGAGGATATTTCCTCGTTTATTTTCTTTGTAAGCACGTCAAAAATAGTCATAGCCATACTTAGTTTTTACCTTCTGGTTTTTGTGTGGTTTGCATAATTTTAGCAATTTCAAGGTCAACTTTGTTTTCCTCTACACGTTTAGCAGTTGCATCTCGTACGCCTTGTCGTTTGGCGTCAATGGCAAGTTCTGCTTTATCAACGTTTATTTGTTCTGAAGCAACCTAAGCGTCGATCATCATCTTCTGAGACTTTAACTTTAGTTCAGCTTGTTTAATCTGTTGGTCTGCTTGGTCGTTAGCGGCTTTGCGTTGTTCTTCTGCTTGTTTAATTTGCAGCTCTGCCTGTTTCATCTGCATCATAGGGTCTTGTTGTTGTTGCTGCGCTTGCTGCTGCGCTTGTTGCTTCTTGTTACCTTCTGTAAGTTGCTTACCTGCATCTGCAACCAGACGTGACAGTTGTACTTCCATATCTTCTGTCATCTCCTCATTTGGAGCGGGTAGTTCCACACCAAGCTTCTCTTCTATCTTAGTGCGGTATGAGAAGCCAAGGTGTTCGGCAATGTGCGCCTGTAGCGAGGCCATGATCTGTTTGGCCTGTGGGTTCTGTCCGATCATCTGAGCCATCATAGGGTCTTGCATAAACGATGTATGCGTAGCGATGTGAGCTTCGTGGTCTTGATAGATAAACGCTTTCATAGGCTTACCAACTAAGGCATCCATGTTCTCGCTTATTGGATCGGTTGGTTTTGCGTCGTCCTTAGTTGGAACGAGTTTATCGGCGTTCTTCACGCCTAATACTTCTATCATCTGGCGATGTAGCTGAGGCAGGTCATATATCTGTGGTGCTTGCGCTGACATCTGCAAGACAGTCTGATACTGTACTACACGTTGTGCCATAGTCGAGTTATTAGGGTCACTGACAGGGATCACGTCCACCATCATGTAATCAGCCTTTTTAGCGCTTACCTCGCCTCTAGCGGGCACATACGCGTACTCTTCAGGGGCATACTCAGCCATGATAGCTTTGAGCAATTTAAACTCTTGCTTCATCGCATAGTGTACGCGTGCTTGCACAGCAGCCATTGGTTTAAGTGTGCGTTCTAGTAGCGCTAGCGTAGTGCCCACAGGAGCGTTAGCGGACATGTCTGAGATGTCCATATCGCTTATAGCACCTAGACGTCGCCCTTCAGTTGTAATCTGGTTGAGGAGAGCTAGGAGCGTCTGTGAAGGCTCTTTGTAAGGTAGCGGCATGATGTTGTCACGGATTGACCCTGACGGCACGTCTACGTCCTTAAACTCACCCGGTTCGATAGGTGTGTCATCCCCTTTGATACGTAGTCCACGAGACTTTAGCCCTCCCGGGAGATTGGAAAGCGTACCAGCATCTACTAGCTGACGTATCAAAGAAGTACCAGCGCGGGCGTATCCACCAATGATGTGGATTAATCCAAGGCCATAAAAGCCAAATCCCGGCACGTAATTGTAGTGGACGAAGTGCTGGCGTTTGAGTGTGAGTGGGTCACCCTCCTCGTAGTTTCTACGGATAGCCAGCACTTCACCACTTCCACGCTCAATAGTGACTACGTACGGGCGAGCAATCCCATCGTCGTCATCAATACCTTCGATTAAAAGGTCGGCGTGTATTTCGTAGATAGCGTAGCGGTCATCATCAGTGAGCGAATAGCCCCCTTCTTCCGCTTTCTTCTCTTCGATGTCTGTGTGGTAAGGTTCTGGATCACCGAGGTCTATGTCTTTATAAAACCCTGCGGCCTGCAGCTTCTTCAATTCGTTCTTTGTCTTGCGCATTACGTGCG